CAAACCGGCCCTCACAGCATCCGCTTTCGGCCCGTAAATCAGATGGGGCTGTCGTGCTCTTCGGCGGGGTGGCCTGGCTCGCCTTGGTCCATCGGCGCGCCCTGCTCCATGTCGATCACGCCGTCGTTGTTGCCTGGCTCTGGGGCCTGTTCCGCGACCTTTTGCAGTCGGCTGGGGCGCTTGCTTGCCGACGGCGCTTCAGGGGCTTGTGCGGCCTCTGGCGCGGCCTGCTCGGGCATGAACAGCTCGTCGTCCTCTTTGATCATGCCGTCGATATCGGTGGACAGCGGCAGGCGCTTGCTGTGGCGGCGCACCACGGTCTTCTTGGCCATCTCGGCAAAGTCGGAAACCCAAGGGCCGGAGCTGCCCGAGCGGCTGCGTGCCTTGATGGCCAGCACGTCCTCAACGCTCATGACCTCGCGGGACTTTTCGCCGTCCTTCATGGTGACGATGGAGTAAACCGCAATCAGCTTACCCCGGTTGGACAGGTTGGGCTTGTGCATGATGTGCTCTTCGTCGCCCAGGCAAAAGTCAAAGGCGTCGTTTTCGTAGACCGCCTGGACGCTCCATGTGCTGATCTCGCCCGAGTTGCGCACCAGCTTCATGATGCCAGCGACCATCGGCATGAACTGCGCTTGGTTCTTGAAGGTGACGATGGCACCCTCGCGGCCGTCGGGCAGCAAGCCCATCTGGCTGGCCCGCATCGCCGAGGCAAACAGCGTGCGGCGGTCGGCATCGAGCAGGGCTGGCGTCATTTGCACAGCGGTCATCACCACACGCACAAAACGCGCAGGGTCCACGTGCTTGGGAAGGGCCGCAGCAAACTGCGGCTGCATGGCGGTCAGCTGGTTGCGGACCTGATCGACAACGGTTACTTGGGACATTTTTTCTCCTGATCTCCGGCCAATTCAGCCAGATTAAAACCCGGTGGCCGACCGGTGGCGGTGTTGTGAATTCCCAATCAGTGTACCATCACTTAGTGGGCTTGCGTGGGTTAATTCGTAAATTTCTGAAGCCTTTTCGCCCGCCGTAAGATGTGCCCACCATGTTTGCCGTAATCAGCGTTGGCGGCGTTTCAGCCTGCATGGCGGCGCTGACTGTCCAAGCCCCAGTGAGCACCTTCTCGGCGTCTGCGATGTGCTTGAAAATCTCAGCCTTGGCCACGTCCTTGTCCTCGCCCGCGTTCTTCTCGGCGGCGGCGGCGACCTTGTAGCGTTCGATCAGATCGGCCAGAACATCGTCGCTGCTGGCGTCCAGCACCTTGCCCGGCTTGGCGTACTGGTTCAAGCGAATCAGCACCTCGGCATCGCCTGGCATCACCGGGTCAGGCTCAAGGCCCGCGTCCACCGTGTGCCAGAAGTCGGCCACCTTAGCCTTGATGGCGGCGATCACCGGCTCATCGCGCAGGCGCTCGATCACCACGCCCCGGTTGCCGCCGATGAACGCGCCAATGAATGCTCGCTTGAAACCGGAGACCGCCATCTGGTGCTGGACTTGAAGCTCAATGTGGGTTGGGGCCTCAATGCTGCCGTCGTTGTGCTCGATCCAGCCGTCGCGGAAGGCGAGGTAATCCACGTTCTTGATTTCCAGGTGCACCGGCTCGCCCAGGTTGGTGATCACGAAGTCAAACGAGCTGCCCATGCGCAGATCTGGGTCGCGCAGGTATTCCTTCATGGGCCGGATTTCCCAGCCCTGCTCCTCGGCGATGCCGTGCGCAATTGCGGCCTCAAGGCGGTTGCCCCAGGCCATGCGGTCGTTGGTCTTGAACTCGGGCACGTCGCCCGTGCGCTTGCGGTGCCAGAGGTCGAAGTGCGTGATGTAAGGGCTCTCACCAAACAGCGCCGCAGACTCGGTGCTGGTGACGTCCTTCTTGCGCAGCTCCAGCCATTGCTCTTGGCTGGCCGTGACGATGATTTCAGTTGCCATTGTTTTTCTCCTGTTGTTTTCCGATTTCAGCCGCCGCTCTGACGATGGCTCGGTGGGTTGCGACGCAGTCGTCCTCATCTTGTCTCCCGAAACGCTCAAGCGCCCGGAAGTGGAAAAATCCAAAAATCGCGATGCCCACCAGGCCACGGCCGCTGGTGAACCATTGAACGCGGTGGATTTTCATGCTTGCTCTCCGGTTGCTTTGGCGATGGCGGCACGGGCCTTCATCACCATGTAGTTTTCGTCTGTGCCTTGCCGATCAAGCCACTCCTTTGCAAACTCCAACAGATCAGGCGCTGCGGCGATCAGGCGGGCATTTGCCATATGCTCGTCATCAATGACCAGCCCTGATTGCGTCCTGTCGTCCGAATAAATCCGCTTGTACGGGAACACCGGAATCTGGTGTTCACCAATATGGATGTGCCAAGAATCAACGATGGTTTCGTGCTTCGTCTGGGTCAGCGTCCACGGCCCCGGTGTGTGTTTACTCATAGGTCGCTCCTTTCAGCTTCCGTTAAATTCGCCGGGAAATCCGGCATTCAAATCACAAGACGATGTTCGCTCGCCACACATAAACATCAAGTCCAACAACAACAATGCCCAGCAAAAATACAACACATTCCGCAATAAAAATGCCGCGCTCAGATTGTGTCGGGATTGGCTTGGCGGGGCCTTTGTAAATAATCATGTTGCCTCCTTGACCGGCTGGCGGCCTTGCAAAAACAGGCCCCAGCACCTGGCGCAAATCCAGCGCTTGGGGGTCATTTGGACGCCGCCTTCTGGCAGGCGTTGGCGGTCGCAATCGTGGCATCGGGTCATGTGTTCCTCCTTGCTCGGATTGCGGCGGCGTATGTCGGCCAAGCCCCTTGCCAGTTCCAGCAGTCGCCTTCGATGACGCAGCGGTCCTTGATGAAATCGAACAGGCTCATGCTTCCTCCCACTTCTGTGTGATGCTGCACCAGTACACGCCCCGCATCTCTGTGAGGACATGGCTTTGCACGATGTCATCTACCTGCCCACCAAGGCGGTAGTAGCGGCCCTCTCGGACGTTGATTAGGGTCTCGCCCGGTTCAAGCTCAACAGTTACACGGTGGCCGCGCTTGAGTGTTGCTGGCTCGTCTTTGATGATCTTCATGTGTTCCCCCTTGCTCGGATAAGTTCAGCAGCTCGTTTTGTTGCCAGTCCGGGATGCAGTTCGTCACACACCTTTGCACACGCCTCGCGCTCATCAGCACGGACAAAGGCTTCAAAGGCTTTGAGGCTGTCGTTGCCAACCAGAGCAAACTCTTTTGGTCGATCATGAATATGGATTGCGCCAGCCTCGCGGGCCATGTCTAACGTGGTTTTCATGGCTGGCCTTTCTTTTTGCTCTTTCGTGCGTTTTGTTTGTGGCTGCTGGTGCGGCTTCGCTTTTCAGGTTTTGTCTTGTCCAAAAAACCCGAGAGGGGCGCGGCCCAGATGCGTTCAAATGGGTCAGATACTGTCATTGCACGGGTGGCAGTCAAAGCACCCAAGGCGAGAATGGCTGCTCTGTTCATGTCTCGCTCCTTGTTGCTTTGGCGATGGCGGCGCGGGCGAGTCGTGGGTGGGCGAGTAGATACACATCATCATCCGGCAGCCCAACCCATTGCCGCTGTGCTGCGATCTTGGCCTCAAGCGCCGCATACCGCTTTTGCAGTCGGGTCAATGCTTGCTCCAGCGCTGTGTATTTCTCGGTAGCTGGCTGTTCGGGTGGTTCGCAATCGTCCTGTGGGTGCAGCAGCCCGAAGGCTTCCTTCAGTTCCTCAATTGCCCGCACTCCAAGCATCCCCATAGGTGCCTCCCCCTTTATTTGACGATGCTTCTCCAATACCTCCAACGCCGTCCCCGCTGCGGATACCAGCGCGTCAACGCCTTGTTGCAAGTGTTCTGGCTCCTGCACAGGTGCTGCAAGGGCTTGCTCGCAGATGGCAAGGGCTTGCAGCATTTCTTTGCTCGCTTCGTACAGGGCTTTCTGGCGATCCTCTCCGGCAAACATGTCAATGGCTTTTAACCACTGCTCCAGCTTTGCTCGTTCAATTGTGACGTGTGTCATGTGTTCTTCTCCTGCGGGCTCTTCATCATGTACAACTTGGCCCTGTTGATGATCTCTTCCTTGGACGCTACTTGCGCATCCTCAAGG